GGCCTGAGCGATGCGGAGGCCATTACCATGCCGGAATATGCCGCGCTAATCCATCACCATGAACTGGCCAATGAGGACGGCGAGGAAGCGCCTCCGTCCGCTGATGACGTGAGCAGCATGTTCCTGCGCATGGAGCGCGCCGGCATCGGGAAGATCCACTGATGTCTGGGATCACCGCCGATCGCGTCGTTGTCGAGCTTGAGGCCCGGCTTGATCGCTACGAGGCCAATGTCGCGCGCGCGGAAGCGAAGTTCGACAAGGCCATGTCGGGCATCCAGAAAAGCGCGGGCGTTACCGAAGCATTCGTCAGCCGGGCGGCGGGCATCATGTCGTCAGCCCTTGCTGGCGTCTCGGTCATTGCACTGACCCGGCAATTCCTGACGCTGGCTGACGAAGCGAAGAAGCTCGACGCAACGTTGAAGCTCGCCACGCAGGGGTTCGGGTCGTTCGGTCAGGCGCAGAAGGACGTGAACCGGATCGCCAATGACACGCGGTCGGGCCTATCCGAAACCGCCTCGCTCTACGCCAACTTTGTGCGCGGGGCGAGGGAACTCGGCGGCACGCAGGCGGAAGCAGCGCGGGCCACCGAGACGTTTTCCAAGACGCTCAAGATCAGCGGCGCCGATGCCAATCAGGCCGCATCCGCAACCCTGCAGTTCGGTCAGGCGCTCGCCGCTGGGGCGTTGCGTGGTGACGAACTGAACAGCATCCTTGAGGCATCCCCTCGCCTTGCACGCCTGCTCGCCGAGAGCATGGGGCAGCCGATCGGTCAGATCAAGCAGCTGGGCGAAGAGGGCAAGTTGACCTCTGACAAGCTGCTGGCGGCACTGACCGATCAGAAGTTCACTGCTGGCATCGACGCTGAGTTCAATCAATTGCCAGTGACCTTTGGCGATGCGATGACGCGCATTTCCAATGCCGCACTCACGACATTTTCCGCTTTCGATCAGGGTGGCCAGTTCTCATCCATGTTGGCCAGCTTCTTCGGCGAAAGCGCAGATGGCTTCGCTCAGATGGAAGAGTCAGCATTCGATGCTGGCGCCGAAATACGAGCCACATTCGCAGGCCTGGCAGACGTGTTCCAGCCCCTTATCGACGGCGCGTTTGCGGCATTCGACCAGATCGAGGGCCGTGCGAACTACGTGCGGGATAGTATCGCGAACATTCTCAGGTTGGTCGATAATGTCGACAATACCCTGATCGGCATCGACAACTTCGGCCGCCGGTTCGACAATCGCGTCAAGTCCACGATCAACGAGGCAGCGCGCCGAGCCGGCAATACTGGTGGCGAATTTTCGATGACGCCGCTCGCGAAGGAAGCGGATCGCGCCGGTCAGTTTCTCAAGGCTTTCAACCAGTCGATGGCTACATCGCAGGGCGAAAGGGCTGAAGATCGTTTTCGCAGAATGGTTGGGGGGACCGATGTTCTTGGCAATCCATTGCCTGGAACACCAGCAGCAGGCCGAGGTAAGCCAGCAGCCACACCCGCATCTTCCGGCAGCAAGAAGTCCCGCACGCCGCGCTCGCCACTAAACCCAGAAGCGTTCGCGCGCGAAGAAGCGCAGCTCAATAGTGAGATTCTTCGCCTAAAGACCGTCGAACTGACCAATTCGGAAGACCGCGCCAAGGTCGAACTGCAGCGCATCGAGGCCAATAAAGCCGCCGCCATCGCTGACGTTCAAGCCGACAAGCGCTACACGGACGCGCAGAAGGCGAAGATTGTAGCGCTGACTGAAACCGTCGCTGCTCTAGAGGCGGGCAAGGTCATCTACGAGCGCGATGTGCAGACGGCGAAGGAAGCCGTCGATATCAGGGTCAACGACCTGCGCAATCAGCAGGATATTCTGCGCGCGCAGGGTGACCTGGCGCAAACGCGCGAACAGCGGCGCGATATTGAGCTTCGCCTGCTAGATTTGGCCTACCAACAGGAGCGCGCTGAACTCGACGCGGTGATCGCCAGCAAAGACGCAAGCGACGCCCAGAAGAAGATTGCGCAGGCGCGGCTAGATGCCCTTGGCCAGATACAGCAGGCTGAAACTGATGGTGTCAATCAGCAGTATGAAGGCCCCCTAGCCCGCTACCGCCGCAACCTGAATAGCACCAGCACACAGGATCAGGTCGAAGAACTGATCACGCAGGAGCTGGACTATGTGCGTGACGGCATCCGGGACAGCATCACCAAGCGCCTCGGGGTGAAAGACCCTTTCCTTGCTGGCCTGATCGATATCTTCATTAACAAGAACATCATCGAGCCGTTCCTGAACTCCATGCGTCGCACGGGGGAATCAGGCGGCACGTTCGGCAATATCCTCACCTCAATCAGCACCTTCTTCCAAGGGTCAGCGGGCGGCGGCGAAACCGGCACCGGCGTAGGCTTCGCATCCGGCGGCTCGGGCGTCCTTGGCGGGCGCGGCGGCACCGACCGAAACACCTTGTCGCTGAACGGGCGCCCGATCGCCAACGTCACGCGCGGGGAGACGCTGAGCGTGGGTAGTAAGGCGATCCGGGCGGGCGGCGGCAGTCAGCCAACCGTCTACGCGCCTCAGTTCAATCTTCCGAACGCCGTGGTGACCACCGAGCTTTATGCTGAGATGGCCAGCATTTCCCGCGATAGTTCGGCGCGCGCGGCTGGCGCTGCCTATGCGCAAAGCCAGCAATCTATGCCCGGCACCCTCAACAAGTTCACGCAGTTGAAGGGCGGCTGATGAACGAGTCCTTCGGCATCCGCATAGCCTCCGATCCCCCGGCCCGGCTCTGGGGCGGCTTCGGCGACCTCGAAATCCCGGCCGACATCGTGGAGAGCGAGCCGGCGATCTACCTCGGCGGCGGCGAACTGCTCAACGCGACCGACTTCGAAATTCCGATCAACGGCCAGGCCGAGCGCATCGATATCCGCCTGTCCGGTGTCAGCGCAGAAGTCCTCGCCATCGCGATCGGAGAAGCGGCATCGGTCAAGGGGGCCAAGGTCCATTTCGTCCGCTTTTATTTCGATGACGAACTGCAGCTTGAAGATGTCGAATATGACAACGTGTTCATTGCCGACAAGCTGACCTTCAGCAGCGAGGAAACCGATGAAGGCCGGTCGCGGGTGTTGACCCTCTCGATCGCCACCGAGGACACGGATCGCAATCGCTCGCCGCAGGCATATTGGACCGACGCGGACCAGCGGCGCAAGTCGCCTACCGATGCGATCTTCAGCCATGTGGCCCAGATTTATCAGGGCGTGCTGCGCCGGTTCGGGCCGCGATGATGGAGCTTGGCGAATATCTCCGCACCCGGCGGCCGGCATGGGACTGGCAGACGCATGACTGTTCCCGCTGGCTCGACCGGTGGCTGGTCCTTCGTGGCCATGCCAGCGCCATGGAAGCGACCGGCATTGCCTATGACAGCGAGCGTTCGGCTGCGCGCGTCATTGTGCGCGGCGGCGGTCTGCTGATGCTCTGGCAGCGCGGCATGGAGGCGATCGGGCTGGCCGTGGTCGATGAGCCGCAGATGGGGGACGCTGCGATCCTCAACGCGCCTACCGACGACGGCCACAACCGCACGACCGGCATCTGGACCGGGCAGCGCTGGGCCAGCGTCCATCGTCACGGCCTTATCTGCGCGCCGGGCGATCCTTTGATGATCTGGAGGGTCTGATGGGCGGTGTTGCAAGGGCGATCGTCTCGCCGCTCAGCATCATTGATAAGGGTCTGGGCCGTCTCTCCCTCCAGATCGTGGCAGTTGCTGGCAATTTCATCCCTGGAGGACAGCCGTTCGCCGCAGCAGCAGCGCTGGCCCTTGCCGTCCTCTATAGGCCGAAGGGGCCAAAGCCTGAGCAGCAGGAGCGGTCTATCAAGACGGCAGTTCCGCCTCGCGTGTCGGCCTATGGCCGTGTCCGGTTGTTCGGCGCCTATATCCTCTATGTCACGAACGATGACGGCTATGCGGTCGATGTCTGGGCTTTCCATGACGGCCAGCTTGACTTCATTGAGCGAATCTATCTCGGCGACAAGCAGGTCAAGCTGAACGGCGGCGGCTTCGTCATCAAGCAGAACGATGGCGAGTTTGGCGACGGCGACACCATCAAGATCGGCACGCGGCTCGGCCTGCCGACCGAAACCGCCTTTGCAGAGGTCATCGCGCGTCTGCCCGGCATCTGGACCACAAACCACCGCGGCGATGGCGTGGCGACCGGCTGCATGATCTCCAAGTCGGTGAAGGCCAAAAACTATAACGAGGTCTATCCGACCGGCGGGCCGGATGCGAATGCCATGTCGATCGTCGCGCGTGCCCAGTTGGTCTTCGATTGGCGCGACCCGACGCAGGACATCAATGATCCGACGACATGGAAATGGTCAGACAACGCGGCCCTTGCCATCGCTCACTATTACCTCGTCCGCAACAACAAGGATTGGGACACGCATTTCGCGCCCACCCTCGCCTACTGGACCGCCTTCGCCGACGACTGCGATGCGCCCATGGAGGTCTATCACGGCGCTGGCGTGTTCGTGGATGATGCGGATTCCGGCGACACCAGCTTTGAACTGACCAGTGTTGAAGGGCTGGCGCCGGGCAAGACCGTCACCCTGGCGGCTTATGGCATCGACAAGGTGGTGGGTAGCCTGGCGGGCAACACCGTCACGCTGACGACATCGCTAGGCGACGATTACAAGGCCGGCACGGTCCTTCGCTGGGTCGGTGGCGGGACGGAGCCGCGCTATCGCGTCGCCCTCGCACACAAGCACACCGATGCGCACAAGGTAACGCTGGGTAACCTGCTGGCGGCCTGCGATGGCATGGTGACGACGCGCGCTGACGGCGCGCTGGTCCCGTGGTCTGGTCGCTATGTCGAGCCTGATCCTGATGACATGATTGGCCCCTGCGAGATCGTCACTTGGTCGATGGATGACGGGATCGTTGACGAGGATCAGGCCAATGTCGTCGCGCTGACCTATCTGTCTGCCGATCACGATTTCACGACCGTGCCGACCAGCGACTGGCGCGACGAGGACAGCATTGATGAGGTGGGCGAGAAGCCGACTTCGTTGGAGAACCCGGTGCCAAGCCATGCGCAGGCTGCCCGTCTGGCAAAGCGCCTGCTCGACAAGACCATGGCTCCCAAGCGTGGCACGATTGCGACCAATCCCAAGGGGCGGAAGATCAGGGGCAAGCGCTTCATTCCGATCCATATCGAGGAAGCTGGGACCGTCTTCTATTCCGGCCCGGCGGAAATCGTGCGCATTCGGCGGACGCAGACCGGCGTTCAATTCGATTGGGTGCGCGCCAACCCGAACGTGGACGCCTGGAACGCCGCGACCGAGGAAGGTGAGCCAGCTCCGGTCGGCGCGCGGCCGGCGGTTGTGCCCCTGCCTACCCCCGTAATCACGGATGCCGAAGCCGAACTGGGCGAAGGCGGCGCCGATGCGCGCGTGCGGATCACCGTCGACGGCTTCGATCGGGACGACGTGATATGGTATGCCCGCTGGCGCATCACCACCGACACGACGTGGAACGAGCAGGAATATACCGACATCGATCCCGGCCCGGCGGCTGTCCTGCTCTCCAGTCTGGTGCCAACGGATGTCAGCATCGATGTTGCCGTGTCCTATGCGGTAGGCGATGGCCGGCGTTCGGAATGGTCCGCCATCGAATCCGTCAGCACTTCGACATCGGCCCTTGCGCCGGCGCCGCCGTCATCGGTTTCTGGCACTGGAGGATCCGGTCAGGCGACGATCCAATGGACAAATGCCGCATCGGCGAACCTGTCCTATAGCCGCGTCTATCGCAACAGCACTAACACCATTGTCGGCGCGTCGTTGGCAAGCGGCGATTTGCCGTCCGCACCAGGCGCCACACAAAGCTATGTCGATACGATAGCTGCTGGCACATATTATTATTTCGTGCGGGGATACAGTGCATCGGGCGCGCAATCTGGAGCAGTGGGGACTGGCGCTGTGACGGTGACATAACCGTCCCGTCCGTAGCTTGAGCCAGCCCCTATAACCATCGTTCCGCCATGCTCGCGACCTTCCCGACGTGCCAATTCAGCTTCGCCTCGCGCGAAATGATGGTGCGCGCCAATGTGATTTCGGGCGGGACTGCGATCAATGGCGACGAAAGCGCGATCGTTACGGACGGCGGCGGCCGTTGGGTCGCTGATTATCAGAATGCACCGCTCAACCGCCGTGAGAAGGTCTTGTCCTGGCGCTCGCTGCGGGTGCTACTGAACAGCGGCACTCGGGCAATCATCTTTCCGATCTGCGATGCGC